GAGACTACCCGTTTGCGGGTCGAACAAAGAGCTATAGATGGTTGGGAACTGTGTCGCAAACACGGAACGTACAGCCCTCGCAAGTTCAACGTGTTCCCACTGAGCCACCCCGTGATCGTCTCTCACATTAATGTAGTGGATGAACGATCTTACATTTCCAGTAATGTAGAGACGAGTGTAGACCCCTTCAGGAAGAACGAAGCGGGCCAATTCTTTAGCGATACCGCGCTCAAGGAGATTATTGTAGGCAGTGATGGAAGCTTTGTAAGCAAACTCGAATTCTGACCACATGAAGTCTGTGAGACTTGCGTCTTCTGCTACGAAGCTATTCTGCCGGTTCTTAGTGTCTTGGAGCCTCGCTTCTTCGGGCATATAGAACAGATCTTGGTAGGCGGGAAGATCTTCTGTGTAGTTTTTCATGAAGCCTTGATCTTCATACCTTCCAGAAAATTGCTGGAAGCAAAAAGACCGGTGCCTTAGTGCCTGAATTGAGATGGCCAAAGGGGTAATAACTTCTACCGACATTGTCGCATTTTCGAACACACTCCAATGACCATCTTTTGCACAGTACTTGAGCAAACCGGAGATTTTAGGGTTGCTTTGATTCTTGCTTGTTACTCTAGCGATGTAAGCAATGTGCTCTTCTGCGTGAGGTGTAACGGTGACAAGACGAGATTTACTCGATCCTTCAATGAACCAGGGGTTATTGTTTTCCACTTCAGTTCTCCGAATCTCTTGATGTTAGGTTATACAGACTACCATCGCTCAAAGTGGGGTAACAGTTTTTTCCGAGACTAGGGAAAGCCGTGAAGTGCGCAGGTGTGTCAGGGCAGTCTTTTGCGTAAACAACCTCGAGAGAATCGCCTTGATCTAGAGGATACTCCATCACTCGAAGGAAACGCTCGAAGTTCCTTACAATTTCGTTAAGGTCTGCCTCTGAAGAAAATTGCATAGAGACCCTGCTTTCGTCGGGGTCATTATTAGGGGGATCGTAGGTGATCGTGATTTTTCCGAACATGGTTATCAAAAGTTTGCTGTTACGTGTGTTTGAATTTGTTGTGAGTTGCGAGCGCTGCTGCTCCTTTAAATGTTCGCCCACAAAGTGGGCACTCTAGGGTGGGTTTATTTTGCGCTGCTTTTTTCAATTTTTCTATCCATTCTGGGGAAAATTTTCTCCCTGCATTCACCGCCCTCTTTTCTGGATTAACTTCGGACTTTTTCCTTTTACTCTCTTCTGACTCTGGGCCTCTACCTCTGACCCATCCCTCCGGTATCTCTTCTTCGGGAGGGATAAACCTGTAATCAATACCGTTGTTGATCCCTATTTTGTTTTCTACAGATCTTACTCTAGGGTCGTTTCTCATTTTCTCTTTCACTTCGGGGGTGTGGCCAACTCCGTACAACGGGTGTTTGTCACCCCTCATTGATTTAGATTTCAGCGATCTTGCTGGAGAGAACTGTCTAGAGGAGAACTCACTCCAGAAAAGAGGCATCGGTAATGGCGTAAATTTTGACAACAATAAATGAAGAACATAGTGCTCTCTAGGTGAAACCCAGACGATGAACTTGTTGTCTTTCTTACCAAACAGACCCCTTGGGTAGATGTGGTGACCTTCGCAATACTCTGGTGAGGAATGCTTAATCCACCCCCTGTCTTCAGCCTTGCTTATGAGGCTCCAATACCATTTTTCATACTTAGATAACATGTTAAAAGTTCAAATCAATTACTTTTAATGTGGAGAGACAATCCGAAAGGGCGTCGTGAGCAGGCAGCCCTGAAAGGTTGGGAAGTTTTTGCCAACGGATTCCTTGTTTAGAATCATTCCATTCTCCTTTCCACTCGGAGTATTTATCCATAGCACAAGATGCGCCGGCAATTTCAGGTTTACCAATTTGGTACTTCCCATACAGGTGCATTAACAACTTCCAGTCAAAGTCCATATTGTAGGAAATGACGTGCTTCCCCTCAAGAATGAACGATATTAGTTTCGCTACCTGGGGGAAAATGGGACTATCCGCCACCATCTCGTTGGAAATACCATGAATGTTAACCAGCTCGTCTCTCATCGGCTGAGCAGGCTTAATCAACATGGAAAATAGGGGTCGTGTGGCTGCGTTCGTGATCGTAAGCTGCACGATTTCCGTTGTTGGATCGTTTCTTAAAATGCCAGTAGTTTCGCAGTCAATGACTACTGTTTTCGGATCAGATAGGCGTTGCTGAGCCCACTCGGAGGACTTTTGCTTGAGTTCCTTAAACTCTAACTCTGTTGGTTTCACTGTTTAAATAAAGGGTTTAAGGCGGGGTTTCCGCTTCAAATACATCATAGCTCATCCACTCAGAGGGTATACCCTTCTCTACCTGATACTCTCTTTCAATCCTCTCATGCCATTCTATCACCTTTGTGAAGGCGATAATTAGGTCTGTTGCGTATCCTTTGACTCGCTCACGGTCGCCGGGTCCATCTTGTAGAATGAATTCAAAGTATTGTCTTCCTTCGAAATTCTGGCTTTTAATTTCAATCTTCATATTCGTGAGTGAGAGTTATAGGGAGAACTCCATAATCTTCTAGTCCAAACAGCCCCCTGTCTATAGATTTTCCTCCGAGTCTTTTGTAGGAATATACACTTCCCTTAAAGTGAACCCGTTCGTTTTGCTCAGGTATTCTTCCAGCCTTCTTAAATTGTCTCCTTAAGACCCAAAGGTGGTCGACGTATAAAGATTCTCCAAAGGGTAAAGGAGTTACGATTACATTCACTAGGCAGATGGAGTCTAAGTCTCTTCTCTTTCCGTGGGGGCGGAACTCTTTAACTCTGCCCGAACATTCTACCTCAGCCCCAAGCAGATATTTCAGGTCTGCGCGTTGTCTGATAACTGAGGTTTTTTCTATCACATTTGTGGCGAGGCAAGAGCTGTTTCTATCTTAGTGTCCCAGGGAGGGGGTAAAGTTTGTTAGATTTAACCCACTACATGAGCAACACAATAGGGAAAGAAACGTTCGGACTAACAAAGAAAGATTACACGGAAAAGTTAAGTAGAGTGATTGAAAACCATAGGGTAAATTCGCGGTTGGTTGGCGAACCTCGGGACTTTGTTTTAAGATCTTGCAGACTTTCTCCAACGTGGCAGAAGTTGTCGAATGACCCCGACGTTAATGTTTACTTAAGGAATATAGAAACTGCAGGGGGGCGAAAAGTTAAAATGATGAGTCTTGAGCGAGGCAGCTCAAAGCAACCAGTTCCGAAGGCCAAGTTAATTGACTATTTGTACCCCGCCAAGAAGATAGCGACAAGCGCGAGTTTAGAAGAGAAACATTATAATGCTGTAAAAGCTTCCATGAGGAATGCAGTTTCATCCCAACTGAAAGATTTTCGAGATTCCTTGAAACTTCCCGTAACTTGTTACTTGACGGGGAAGAGTATCCGAAGAGGTATGAGAACCGACGTTGACCATGTGGGACTTTCTTTCGCGGAAATTGCCGATTCTTTTATAAGACTGAATTCTTTAACCTACACGGATGTTTCTCTAACTGGACCCCCTACTGCCAAGAAGTTCAAAGACGAGATTCTGTGGAAAGATTGGAAGTTATACCACGAAGCGAAAGCTAGATACTCTTTGGTTTGCGCTTCGGCTAATCGTTCCAAGGGGTGTGAAGGTTACGAAACGTCTTCAGAACTCTTTGGCTCTTTTTCCCAGCAAGACCCTGAAGACCTTTCACTGGACTTTTGACTTCGATCACCCAATCCCGGGATTAGGAAGGGTCATACCTACGGGGGGGGTCGTGTGATAACCCGTCCCAACCCAACTGAGTTAAAGCGATTAATCAGCGGGAATCAAGCTCAGAAGCATATCAACAAATTCATCCGGGAGGTGCATCGCCCTGGCTTCGGCAGCGAAACTGCGAAGGATGGCCGGGTCGGGCTGCACGGAGTTGAATACAGAAGACAAAGCAGCGTAGAAGGGGCGAGAATCCGCACCGCGAATAACCTCGTTCAATTCAGTTTGAAGCCCCAAGGCATTTACTGGGTCGGAAACTAGGGCTTGTGTGATGACGCCCTTAAACTCAGGGGAACTTTGTGACAACAACTTAAACGCCACCCAATCAGGTTGATGGGCCGGGTTGTTAATAATGTCCCACTCGGAGATTTCCTGTTCGGTTGCATCACGGATAGTCCAAGTCTGCTCCCATTTGCCGTCCAAATTTTGCACGGGTTCAGATTCACTGATTCGCTGGGTGCGAGGCTCGGTTAGGAGGGGGGGTTCGGTTGAGGCCACGAAGAAACAGTGGAATGGCTCCAAGTCCCCTTCCGTCGGGTTTATAGGGAAGGAAATGTTAGGGTTATCCGCCCGCAACCGGGTGAGACTGTAAGGGAATACTAAGTCCGAGTTGGGCCTTAAAAGAATTAAATTCATTTGAAAGTTAGTTGTTGTGTTTGTTTAGTTATGTTGTTCCTAAAATATCATTGGGCCAGGTGGTCTATAGTGCCGGAATGGGGTAGCGAATGATGGCGATGCCGGAGCCTCCACTTAGGGTGTCGTCGAAGCCACCTCCTCCACCCGTGTTAGCCGTTACTGCAAAATTACCGCCAGTGCGGGTTCAGTTATGGTGCCCTGGTGACACCGGCCGCTCCGTTAGCAGCCAATAAAGCTCTTCTGCTATTCATATTATGTATTCCTCCCCAGTAAGAAAGCAACATCGATGACCGTTGTTCCACCAACTACCGTGATGGCGATTGTTTCGGTTTCCCCTGCCGTTGGTGAAATCGCCGAGCCTCCGTCCCATCTCACCGTGAAGCCAGTGTTACCGGGAAACCAATTTATGACCCCGGATGTATATTCAAAAGAGAGTACAGCTCTCCAGACTGCCCCTGTGGGAATACTCGCTAGGTTGGAGAGGTTCACTACCGTGGCACCTGCAATGGCCGCACCAGTTACAAACTCATTTCCCAGAGTTGCGTTTACGGTGTAGGTCCCGGCGGATGCCGTAACTGTTGTTCTAATTGAGTATCGGGTACCGCCACCTTGGGTAGCGATCCAAGCAGACCCGCTCCAAATTTTGAGTTCTCCGCCAGCAGTATCATACCACATTTCCCCGATGCAGTTTCCTGCAAATAGTGGTGTCAAGACCCCGGAATTAGGGGGTACAGGGCCAATGTGACAAGGCCCAACTTTCCGAAGGTTACCGGCTGTGTCAGAGAAATATAAACCCGGCTCAGCAGGATTAATGTTCGCAGCCAGTTGCCCCGGTAAAAGAGTTGCAGGGTTGGGGCGCTTCTTTGCCTCTAGACTCCTTAGGATTTGGATTGTTTGGGGCATGGTGACTTAGGGTTCGTTTTTAGTCCTTATTATGAGTTATACCCGCCCCCTCTTAGGGGAAGGTTACCAGGTTTGAAAGCTTTCGCTTTGGCAGTAGATCCGCAGACTTTCGACACTATTTTGCGAAGCGGCGGTTGTGAGCTTCTCACTAGCAGCAGCTCTCACGGCTGCTCTCCATGTACTCCATACTTCCGGGATGACCGTACCGGTTTCAGACTGACGCACTATGTACCAGTCAGATGGTTGCAACAGCGCATAGGCTTTATCGTTGACTAGGCTAGTTACATAATTTTGGGCGCCAGCCAGGTCCAAATCAATAGGGAAGGACGACCATACAAACTCAGTGCCGTCCCAATATAGGGATGTATTCGGTGAAGGTCGATCAGGGGGGGCCACCTCTGTTGAATTAGCAGGCTGGGGCCAGCCCCTGGCCGTGACAACAATAGGTGATCCAACCGGTGTGACGGTGCTATAGAAAGTTCTAGGGTTCTTTACACAGTGAATGATCTCTTCCGCATCTAAGATTTGAGGTTCCCAGGGGTCAACATTGGAAATTTGCTCTTGGGGCCTAGTAGCACCAGTCTCCGGGTTTGTTTTAAACTCTACCGTACCCTTACTGGACTCCGTGTTAAACTGAACGGCATGAATTTCAAGATCCACGGAAGCCATGTCAACCCCGAAGGCTGCATCTCCGCCAAGAACTACCACTTGGTCGATGGGGACTATTGTAATCTGTGACATTTTGTTATGTGTGTAAAAGAATTTTACCCGGGTAAGATTTCCCTTAGTTCTACCGGTTGAATAGCCCCCATATTTGTGTGCCCCTGGGAAGCTTGCAACAGGATCGTGTTCATTAGGTCTGACCTCTCTATAGCCTCATTCCTAAAGACTTGAATTGACGCCGAAGTTTGCCTTTGCTGGTTGGAGTTTTCAATAAGTAAAAGGGGAAGCAGGGTTACAGCACATTTCCATTCTGCTACTTCTTGACCTGTGTTTGGATTTACCCCTCTTACTTGACAAAACCAGGAGCATTTATGCTCAATACAATCTTTTTTGATGAGTGGACAATAGTTTTTGTTTTTCATGGTTGAAGTAGTAGTGTGTTAAATAGTGTCAGGACCTTGTTGCGACGATAAAATTGACGTATTTTACATTGAAGTTCAGTCCAGCCATTGAGTATGTGGGGTTGGTGAAACCGTGCGCATGGGCTCCGCTTGAACCAGCATCACCGGTACTAGTAATAGTTGATTCTACTGCCCTGCCAGCTCCCACGACACAAGTTTGGCCAGAAGTGGCAGAATTATACGTGTGACTGTGAGTTGCTAGTTCGTTAACGGACAATGTGTGCTGACTCACAGTGCCGCTGGTTTGTACTCCAATACTAGAACTCCTTGAGTTGGTAAACACGGTTGTGAACGGTTGATCACCGTTGGAACCCCCCGCTGCGGGGAATATTGCTCCTGAAGAGTTTAATATCCGGATTGCGGCATTATCGAAAGCAATATCTGTTACAATAACCCACCCCGGCGGTGGCGAAGCGTTGTTGAAACTCATGCGAGTACCAGTAGGGAACCCGATCACGCCCAATGCAGAAGCGTAAGCTAAGGTTGCGGGAGAAATAGCTACATCCGTAGCAGCACCAGCGGCAGTTTCGACATTGGTTGCATAACGAGTGATTCCAGTTTGTGTCTGGCTTGCGGCGCGGTAGTTTGTATACCATTCCGGGGAGAAAATCGGGGCTCCCGAAATGTTACACCCTGAAGTAAATTCGAGACTTGTGGTAACGTTTAGGTTATCCACGGTTAATGCAGGGTAGTATGTTGGAATATCTACTCCCGCGAAAGGGTTTCCAATGTCGGTAATACTGATTGTCGCCCCGGTACTCAAGTCGGTCAAACCTGCTGCAGTTACAAAGTAACCCTCCTGGTTGAAGCCAGTCGCATAAACTCGACCACCGAGTTCGTTAGTGAAGTAATAGGTAAACTGGTTTTGTGGAGACAAGTCCCCTTGGTAACGGGGGAGAGCTTTCGTATAGTTAAGGAAGCCCGCCCACTCCCAGGCATGGCCAAACATTCGTAAAACGGATGGACGCCTGAACTCAATGGACCAATTTGATAGTAAGTTCGCCGCTCCATTGGGTATGTAACCCTTCATGTTCACGTTGGAAGCCGGATTTAACTCCCTGTCAGCAGTTGCTACAGGTAGCAAAATGCTAGTTACTTGGGGTGCAGTGAAACCGATACCAATCAGGAATTGATAAACACCCCTATAATCAGTTGCTGTTGTGTACTGGCCAATGATTTCTGGGTCAGTAGACCAGCAAGTGGTTAGATTATAGCCACAGTTTGTGGTAGGTTGATTACC